TAACCTTCTGTGGAGTCTCTTTTATGCGATGATTAGGAGGCTTAATCGCCTCAGATTTTGAGGTGAATAACTTAGACTTAACGAACTCCCATAGGCCTACAACTTCTTCAACGTGCTCCTTAGCCTCATCGAAGGTTTCCTTAGCCTTAAGTACTACACCTTTATATTCTTTATAAAGCTCACATCCCTGCTGGATAGCCTCAACAGCCTTGAGAGCACCAGCAAGGATTATGAGAGGCATTAGCGGTTAATATCAGTGGCTATAGGAGCACCGAATAAACCACCAACTGCTGGAGCAGCTTGTTGTAATTGAGCGCCCAATTGACGAGCTAAATCAGGACGGGTGCGGAGCAAAGTATCCATAGCTTTTTTACCTGCATCTGTATACATTAAAGCAGCTACAGGCGAAGCAGCTAAAGCAACAGCACTACCGCCAAGATTAGAAAGAGCAAGACGACCTTCCAGAGTAGAAGCAGAATCTTTACCTAATGTTTCCATAGCTGATTCAGCAATGTCTTGACCGCGGGCTGTGCCACGAGCAAATGAACGCTTTTGACGGCTTACATCAGCTTGACGCACAGCTGTTTGATAGTTCTTAGGAGTGAATACACCATTTACAGCACCGCCATTAGCTGCCGCACGTTCCATTACAGACAAATCACCATAAGCGCTATCAACGCGACGCAGCTGAGGAGTCATTTTAGGGTTTTGAGCTACTAATTGTTCTTTAAAAGCTCCTAAAACATTCTTTAAAGCTTCGCCAACTTTACGTTCAGCGTTAGTAGTACTATTCAAATAACCTTGTGCTTCTTTACGAAGATCAGATTCAATAGCTTTATACTCAGCGCCTGTCAAAGTCTTACCTGCAAACTTGTTCAGCACTGTTGAATTAAGAACATTGATCGCTTCTGCTCTTTGAGCATCTGAGGGAAGATTAGCGTCATTCAGCGCTTGAAGAATGCCTTTTGTCGTCTTCATGTCTAAGTTAAAAGACATTTTTTCTAACACTGTATCGTACTTCTTTCCTACTTGCTCAGCAGCGTAAGACACAGCATCACGGCCTACAACATTAGCTGGAAGTTGATCATCAATTTTACCAAGTGCTTTATTGATTACACCTTTATTAAAATCAAACAAAACTTTCTCACGAGCGTTACGAACAGCTTCACCAATCAATGGAAGATTCTGTGCAAAGTCTTCAGCTTTACGATATGCTCCACCAAGCGCTTGACCTACCGTAGGTGTGACACCAAGATCACGCATTGTCTGCTCTGCTTTAGACACCAAAGGATTTAACGCAGTTCCTACAGCTTTGGCAGCAACAGATCCTAGTTGACCTCCTACGGCTCCAGTAGCTACTTGTCCTGCCTTAGTAGCAGCAAAGTCGGTTGTATCTGTAGTAGGCGTTAAAGCACCTTGAATAGCGCCTGCAACTAAAGGCGTAGCTCGTACACCAGCCACCATGTTAGCAGGATTAACTACGTTGCCAGCAATACGGCCTAAATCCAAACCTTCTCCACCAGCGGCAGCACGTTGTTGATCATATTTGGCTTGCTCTGCTTTAACCATCTGGTCTACACGTTGAGCTTCAGATCCAAAGAACTGACTGACTGGATTAGAGGCCAGACCTCCTAAAGACGTAATAGCTTCTAATCCACGAGGAAGCAGTTGAGCTCCTCCACTAATAGGGTCTTTTAAGCCCATAGCAAAACCACTGTTAATATTTCCTGTATTAACGTCTGTAGCGGATGTTGGAGGCATTTGAGGTTGCTGTGTTTTACCTAAATGCACTTCAATCTTAGCGATAGCTTGCTCATTAGATAATCCTTCTGGAAGATCGTAGTGTTGATTTTCATATTGGTATACAGGCATAACTTCCTTTATTTCAACACAATTGGATTATTCACAGTACCCACAGAAGGGTTTTGCGTAGTTTGTTTAGGCATTCCGGGCATATTCAAAGCACGTTGTTTAGCTTCTTCTAATGACGTTTTAATTTTGACAACCTGAGAATCAAACTCTTTTTGTTTCATTTTTGGGTCTAAAGCACCCACAGCGGCTGTAAGCTTCTTACCTTCAGCGTCAGATAAAGCGCCCATGCCTTTAAGAGCCGCAACTTGAGGGATAAACGTCTGAGCTTTGAATGTCTCAAGCTGTGAAGCAAAACCAGCAGCATCTGTGCCGGGGATCATAGACATAACACCGCCAGTCAACGCACCAACTACTGACTTTTTACCAGGGTGATTAGAAATAACATTCAAAGTATCTAAAGCACTATCAAACGCAGCTACTTTACCTTGAGCTTGTGATTGAAGTGTTGCCTGCTTCTCTTCAGCTTTTACTTGGAGGTCTTGAATACGTTGTTCAATTAGTTGACGCTGCACATCGCTATTAGCCCCACGTAATGCAGAGTTCATTTGAGCAATTTGAACCATAATAGCATTACGGTCTGCTGCAAGTTGCGCCGCACTTTGAATCTTTTCACGGCCCAATGTTAAAGCTTGTTCACGTGCTGCTTGTTTCTCATCAATTTTAGCTTGAATACCTACTGATTGTTGAGCTAAAGCATTAGCGCCTTGTAGATCACCCATATCTGCTAATTTTTGAGCCGCTTCACGCAACGAAGTCGCACTTGTCTGATCTACGCCTTTAAGGATAGATTGACGAGCTGCTTGAAGCTGAAGCTGAGGGTCTTGACCACCCAAAGCACCTCCAATAGCTCCACCGATTTGATAGCCTGCTACTTGCATACCTGCTGAAGCACGTTGCTCAGGAGTCAACTGAGCCATACGCATAGCTAAATCTTGTTGTTGAGCTAGCTGAGCTTGTTGATATTGCTCAGGTGTACTAAATAAACCTGCTGTTGTATCTGTTGCCATTTAATCTTCCTTATTAGCGAATTGAGAGGCCACCAGCGCCACCGTAAGAGCCTGTATCTACTCCACCCCAAGCTCCCATGCCTTGACCGGCAGTATCAATAGATAGAGGATTATTGAACTGATCCCATAAATTAGATGCAGCATCACCAAGACCGTTAAGCAGTTGTGGATTATTAGCTGCGCCAGATAACAAAGATCCAAAGGGACTATAAGACGTAGCATTCTTCAAGTAACCAGCTGAGTTAGCGTTAGCACCTGTAGCAGCTGAGGCTAAACCTTGACTCATTGTGAAGGGGTTTTGACCTAATTGCTCAGTAGCTGCTGCTGACTTAAGACCTGTATTATAAGGGTCATAAGCACTAGAAAGCAAGTTCTGACCGAAGGTATATTGGTTTTGACCTTGTTGTTGTGCTTGAGAAGCTAATTGTAAATTCTGAAGTGCCTGAGCGTTAGCTTCAGCTTGTTGTTGAGGATTAGCCATGCCCATACCAGTGCCCTGAGCTACTGATAAGCCGCCTGTGCCTGAATTAAACATAGAATTGTTCAGCTTAGCTTGAGCCATATCACGACTAGGTTGCAACAAAGCTTGTTGTTGGTTCATCCAGTTCTGAGCAGCCTCTTGTGGAGACTGAGCCATGTACTGACGACCCATAGCTTGAATGTTTGCTTGGTCTTGAAGATTAGTACCTAAGCCGCTCATTAAAGTGTTTTGAGCACCTTGTAACGTAGGTGACAGGTTATATCCAGCACTTGTCATTTGACCTGTATTAGGATCATAACCAAAGTTAGACGTACCAAAGGTATTTGTGATTCCTACTGGTCTAAACTGTGTTAACTGAGCAGCTTGTTGATTACCTTGCTGAGCAGCTTGTCCTTGAGCTGAACTACCAAGAGCACCTAAGCCTCCAGCAATAAGACCAGGGTTACCTGTATGAACACCAGCTGCAAGAGAAGCTATTGGTGCAATGTCGCTAAAAAATCCCATATTCTTATTCCTTATTTATATTAAGCTGTACGTTTCCAAACATAAGCCACCACATAAGGAGGCAAGTTAGCGTTAGTTGCTGAGACACCAGTAGAACTGTTAGATACAGAAATATTAGTTGTCTTAGTATCGGTTTGTGTGTAACCCCAATCAGAGTTAGTGTTAGCATTACCTGTTAGACCGTTATTACCAAGACCATAAGTTTTATACTGGTGGCTGTGTCCGGGATCTGTAACTGTTGCAGTGTGGGTATGTGAGGGAATAATCGCGTCTTTAGCACCGCCTGTAGCGCCTGCTGTATTGAATGTAGCATCACCGCTATCCAAACCAATAACAGTCTTACCTGCAATAGCCGTCCAAGTACCAAAGCCAAACAAAGTAGCAGGGTTAGTGCTTACTGAAGCATTGCTGTAAATAGAACCTACAGGGTACAGAGCCTGCATAGCAGCAAACACAAGAGCAGCTGTAGCCAACTGAGTAGTATTAGTACCTACTGAAGCTGTGGGAGCTGCTGGAGTACCAATGAAAGTAGGGCTATTAAGATCAGCCTTAGTTGCAACTGCTGTGGCAATGTTATCGAACTCAGTATTAAGTTCAGTACCTTTAACAATCTTTAAAGCGTTGCCAGCAGGAAGTGAATCCTTACTAGCGAAGTTAGTTGCTTTGGTGTAATCCGTCATATCTATCCCTTAGAACAATTTGCCATTCTTGGCTTGAAACTCTAACTTTTGAATACTCAAAGGAAGACCTTGAATATCTGCTTCGTAACCTGTCTGTACTACTTTACCTGAGCCAGTAGGATATACCTTAAGTGTCTGTAATGATGTACCACCACTGTATTCTACACCAGAAGTATTATATTCTGCAACGCCGTAGTAACTAACTCCTTGTGAAGGAATCTGTACGCTAGCTGACTGATAGTTACCCGTAAAGTCATAACCCCACTTAAAGGTAACGTATTGGTTACTACCACCAATAACAACTGCATTGAGTCGTTTAAGGATAGAAGCTACCGAAGGAGCACCAAAGTCAGTATGATTAGTAAAATATTGAAAGCGGTAAGCAGAACCGTTATCGTCATAACCTGTGTATAAGCCTAC